CGAACACCACCAGCGGCGCCCCCAGGGTCAGTAGCCCTGTGCCCGCCTGCGTCGCCGCCGGCCCGATGGCCGCCAGCCCGCTCTTCGCCCCCGCCAGGCCCCGCTGCGCATCGGCGAGCCCCTTCGCCACCCCCGAGGCGTCGATCTCGATCTTGCCGACCGCACTCCCTAGCTCAACGCCCACCGCTCAGCTCCATATGCCTCCCCTCTCCCTGCGAGGGAGAGGGGCCTGGGGTGAGAGTCACCAAATCCCCGACTCCGGCACCCGCATCGTGCGCGTCACCATCGGCCGCGCATCCCGAAACCGCCGCCCATCCCCTGCACGGGCGGGGTCTCCCCGCCCCTCCGCCCCCAACCGCTCCAATGCCTCAGCCGCTGTCAGCTTCCCGTCCGCCGTCATGCTCTCCACCTGGTTGCCCAGGCTCATCGCCGCCACGTCCACCTGGTACGCCAGCCAGTCGTTCGCGATCCCCAGCAGTGCGCTCGGCCGGCTGCTGTACGTCCGCGCCACCTGGTGCAGCAGCCACAGCTCCCCCTTGTTCCGCACGAAAGGGTGCCAGGACGGCCGCCGGCGCATTCATCCAGTTGAAGATCGCCAGCCGGTCGTTGGCCGGCAGCTCACTCAGCGCCAGGTGCTCGTCGTCGGGCTCAGCGGCCAGCGGTGGATCGACGATTGCCTGGCCCACGGTGGCATCGATCAACGGCATGTACTGCGCCAGCTCGCTCACCGCGAACTGGACCTTGCCCGCCTTCTGGATCTCATCCACCATCCCCAGCAGCGGCTTGGGCAGTTGCCCGTCCGCCACCACGTCCAACAGCATCACCCGCCGCACCGTCACCGTCAGCCCGCTCGGCAACGTCAGCTCCTCCGTGCGCGGGCCGCGCCACGCCGCCAGCCTCTCAGCCTTCCCCATACACCCTCCCGTTGGCCCTACCGTCAGGTTGTCGGCAGTGCCGCCGCCGTCTCGTTCTGGATGAACTCCCACATGTAGGTCCCGTTGTCGATCGCGATTCCCTTGCACTTCGTCACCCAGAACTTGCCGTCTGCGAGCTCGCCCTCGATCGTGTCGTTGATCTTGGCCTTCGGGATCTTCACGTGGATATCGTCGATGCTGTCGCCGAGCGCCTTGCCGTAGATCTTGAAATACGGGAAGGCGGCCCGGCTGCGGGCCTGCAAATGATAGGTGCGGCTCGGCGTTGTCCCCGACAGTACCGCCGTGCGGCCCGTCATCAGCGCGTACGCCTCCAGACTGATCCCGCCGTGCTCCAGTTCCCACTCGACCGCGTCCGCCATGGTGATCACCGCGTTCACCTGGTCATTGCCTGGCAGCTCCTCGCTGATCACCCGCTCCCCGAAGGATAGTGTCTGCGCCGCTGGCAGCGCATAATTCACCGTGCCATCGCTGCTCACCAAGATGACCTGTCGCATGCCAAACGGCTTATCCCCATACCCTGCCATCGTCTAACCCTCCTGCTCTGAATACGCCGGTCGCCCGGCATGTTACCCCGGTACCCCAAACACCTCGGCATGGTGTCACCCCATCACCCGGTTCACCCCTTCTGCCGTCTGCTCCCAACTGCCGTTCTCCCGCAGCCAACCGGCCGCCCGCTGCCCAAGCACCGCCGCTTCCTGCTGATGCTCATAGCACCAGCGCAGCAGTGCCACTAAATGCTCTGAGTCCGGCTCGGCCCACTCCCCGAGCCAGCCATCCTCCGCCGGGCTCATTTTCGCCACCCGCAGCGGCAGCGCCCACTGCTCGATCCCCTCCGCCAGGCCGCCCCATTGCGTCGCGATCACCGGCAACCCCACGGCGGCCGCCTCCCGGGGCGGCATGCCCCACCCCTCCCCTCGTGCGGGGAACACGAACGCGTCCGCGCGCGTCAACATCGAGTGCAAGGCCGGCTGGTCGAGCAGCCCCGCGATGATCTTCACATTCGGATCGCGCGCCCCATTCAACCCGGGCGGCCGCTTGCGGAAATGCATTACCAGCCGCACGTCGGGATTGTGCCCGAACGCCTCCCAAAAGCACCGATATGCCAGATCGTAGCCCTTGCGCCGGTCTGGCGTGCCGCTCCACACAAACGTATAGGGTTTGCGTGCAAATTGGGGTGAGGGTCGCAGTGGGTATTCCTTGCCATCCACCCCCAGCGGTACCACGTGGATCGGCCGCGTGACCCCGTTCTCGCGAAACACCTCGGCATTCCACGCGCACGGCACGATCAGCGCCTGTGCGTACTGGTTGATCGTCCGGACCCAGTCCTCGTACAACCGGGTCGATTCGCACATGGTGTAGGAGATCAGTCCATCCTCGGCGTCGATCCGCTCCAGCCACTCCGGCGTACACAACGCCACGACCCGTCCGGCCAGCCACCACTCGCGGCCGTCGTCCGTGTTGAACGTTCCATCCGGAGACCGCATGTCGATCACCTGCCACCCGGCATACCCCGTCCTCAGCAGCTCGGCGATCTTGATTGTGGCATACCCGTACCCGTCGGCTGGCATCAAGAACCCCATGAACGTCCGCATCATCTACTCCGTATCACCTCGTAAGCTCGCCGGCCCCTGGATGCTCGACCTCCAGCGTCGGGTCGGACCAGATACGGAAGCCGCGCGCCGCGGCCGCCTCGCACAGACCCCGGTCCACATTGCTCAGTGCATACCGCACACCTGCACGCAACACGTCCGCCGCGATCAGCACCGTTCCGCCCACGGTGGTCATGCTCAGCGGCTCGCTACCGTACAGTTTTGTCGTCTCCGGTCGCCGGAAGGCCGGCAGATCGACGCCCGCCAGGCTGAACGCCCAGACGTCATAGAACACACCGTCCCGGAACACGAACGGCGCCACGATATCGACCTGATGCGCCACCAACCGCCGCAGCAGATCGCCCGCATAGCGGATATCCGCCGGTAGAAAGAGCACGTAATCCGTCCACAGCAGGTCCACCGCGTCCAGCGCAGTATTGAACACCTGCGCCAGTACCGCGAACCGTTCGGCATCCACGACGGATGGATAATGCGGCTTGCCAATGTGGCATTGGACAACGTGCACCCGGTCGTCCTGCGCCGCCCACGCGTACAGCCGCGCCGCGGTATCGTCCGCCGAATCCCCCTCACACACAATCACCCGCAGATCGCGCGCCGGCCACTCCAGCCCGGCGATCTGTGTCCTGTAGACGTCCAGAAGCTGCGTCGCGTCCCGCATCGGCGTGCAGATCGTGATCCTACCATTGCTCAAGATAGTGCTCCCTGGCCTGCCCATCCCTGAATCGACGCACGACGCACGCCGGATTCCCCACCACCACCGTCAGCGCCGGCACGTCCTGCGTCACTACCGCGCCCGCCCCAACGATGGCTCCCTCTCCGATCGTGACGCCCGGCAAAATCACCGCCCCGCTCCCGATGCTCACCCCGTCCCCGACGATCGTCTGTTCCAGATGCGCCGGCCCGCCGATCACCGGATACCGGTCATTGCAGAACATCACCCCGTGCCCTACGAACACCCGCTCCCCGATCGTCACCGCGCCACAGATGAACGCGTGCGAGCAGATCTTGCAACCCTCCCCGATCACCGCCCCACGCTGCACCTCCACAAACGGCGCGATTGTCGACCCTGCTCCGATCGTGCAGCCATACAAATTCACCAACCCCGCGTCGTACACCACCACCCCATCCGCTAGCTGGCAATCCCCCTCGATCATCCCAGCCCCCATGTCGTCTTCATCTGCGCCTGACCATCTCATACCGCCCGTACTTCATCGGCACCAGCAAACCGGGATCCTCCAGATCGCCCGAATCCTCCGCGTGCCGCACCGTCCACAGGTCGGCGCCCAATCCCAGTTTGCTCGCGTCCATGCGCACGAACGCCTCATCCAGCGCGGCATCGATGGCACCATACCCGGACTGCTGCCAGAACGTCACCGTGAAGAACTGCCTGGCGCTATCCGTGTACGGCCCCAGGGGCACCTGGAGCTCCAGCGCCACCAGTCCGCAGGCCCGCACTTCCTTATTGGCGTCGAACGCGCTCGGCGTACCCTGCCGGCTGATCTCCAACCCGACGTACAACCCGCCCGGCAGCAACGCCATCAGCGTCGCATCGTTGGCCAAGTAGTTCCTGATTGTATCGCGCAGCGCCGTCATCGCCTGGACTACTCACGCGGGAAACTGCGAGCCCAGGCCTCGAGGGCGGCAACCCGGGCCACCAGATCAGCCCCTACAGGCGGCTCAATCGGCGGGTCCACGCCGGCCGTGGCGGGCATCCGCTGCCAGACCCCAAACACCGACTTGTGTTCCCTCCGCCAGAGTCCCCCGCCTGTCACTACATCGGCGTCGAATTCACCCGATGTATCCGGGAACCAGCACCACGGCCCGCGGTTGGGCGGCGAGTAGGCCGAGTCGCCTGTCGTCATCGCCAGGTTGGCCCAGCCGTGCTGTGGTTTTGGTCGCACGAGCACAAAGCCGGTGTAGGCCGAATCGCCCAGCTTGGCATACCCATCCGACCAGAACCGCATCAGATGCCCGGTTTTGATCGGATGACCGCTCTCGTCGAGCACCAGACCAAACAAGTGCACGGCCCCCCCAGCGTCGTCGAAGTAGTCCGGCGCGCCCCAGGGCTTCAGGTAGGCGTCCCGCGCCCACTGCGGCACGCTGCCCGGTTTGTCGGATACCTCCCATGACCCATCTGTGGTCGTGAACAGATCCACGACGCGCAACACGAATGGCGAGCCGCGCGCGATCGGGGTGCTCTCCGCCGGCACGATCTGGAGCCCGAATTCACGAGCCCACTGACTGATACGAGTTGTCATGTCGGTGCCTCCATAAACGTCAACTCACTTCCCAGTATCCTGCTTATCGGAAGTCAATCCGGGAACACCAACTGCTCATCCGGCAGCATGAACCGCGCCGCCGCCGCATCCATCGCCGCCTGGTCGCCCCACAGCCACGTCAACAGCTCCCCCCCCAGCGTCTGTCCCAGGCTCGCCGAGGCCATGCCACTTCGGCCCACCCCCAGCCAGGCCCCGTACTCGTCCATCTCCGGCCACTCGCTCTCACCGCGCACCCACCCCCGCAGTTTCCCGGCAAACTCGTCAGGCGGTAGCAACACCGCGACCTTATAACAGAGACACTGCACGTGCAATGGCAGCAGGATCTCCCCCTTCGGATAAATCCCCTCGCCCCGCTCCCCGGCGCCGACCACGTCATCGCAGATGTCCGTCTCCGGGTGCGCCGGCGAGAGCATGACCTGCTCTTTCTCGATCCAGGGAATGCGCCCCATGATCTCATCGGTCGCCCGGTGGTGCGCGATCTGGATCTCGTTGCGTGCCAGTCGCAACGCGTTATAGGAGACCCCCTGCGCGTCGCACTCATCCCCGCTGTACAGCCCCGTCCGATCCCCGCTTGCGATGTCGGACTTCGTCAGCCGATACAGCCGGCTCCTGGTCCAGCGCGGACAGTCCGCCCCGGCGCCCAATACCCCCTCAAGCTGCCCGGCCACCTGCCACGCCGACGACCCGTCCGCTACCCCCTGGTAAACGACCTGGCGGATGCGCTCCAGGCTCTCCTGATCCAACCGCCAGATGCGCTGGCTCAGCTTGAAGCCGTCCCCGTACACCCGCTCCCGCGCCGCATCGAGGACCGCCCGCAACTGCGGCTCGAACGTCACCGGAATCTCCGCCGCCTCCCACAGCTCTGCTTCCCTGCTCCCCTGCTCCCCTGCCCGCTTGCTCTCCTGCCCCTCTATCGCGCCGAACGCATACCCGTGCAACACCGCCAGCGTGCCGAGGGGCAGTGCCGCCGCCGCCCAGCGCAGTCCCTCGAACAACCGCTGCCAGTCCCCGAACCGCTTGCCCCACGCCTTCGTCACCCCCTCGATTGCCAGGTACCCCGTCAGCCCATCCCACTGCCCGTCGGTACGGCCGGTCCCCATCCCGACCCCCTCCAACGCGCGGCGGCAGTCCGCCAGCACCCCGCGCAGCATCTCATGCGTCCGCCCCACCAGGTAGAGCTGCAGCCGCACCAGCGCCGCTTGCTGTGCCTGTGCTATCAGATCAACCGGAATATCCGCCAGTGCCTTCACTGCGCCAACCCCGCGCTCAACAGCCGCCGCCGCAGGCGATACGTGTTCGCATGTTTTGCGTGCCCGAGCCAGCTTTGCACCGAGGCATCCAGATCGCGCCACACTGGCTCGCCGCGCTGCTGCCGCACCCGAAATGCGCGCAACCTGCATCGCATCCGGCGGATACTGCCCCGCCCCAGCAGCCTATGCGTCGCCCGGATCCGATAACCGAGAAAACTCACCCCCTGCGCCGCGGGAAACACCTGCGTCTTAGTATTCAGCCCGAGTGCCAACTGGTCTTCGAGAAACCGCGCAATCTGTGCTCTCATCGCCTGCAAAGCCAATTTGTCGCCGGCCACGATCACCATGTCATCCATGTAGCGCACATACATCTCTGCCCGCAACTGCTGCTTCACAAATAGATCCAGTTCGTGCAGATAGACATTCGCGAACAACTGGCTCGTCAGATTGCCGATCGGTAGACCGGTCTCCCCACCGCCCACCGGCCAACCACCGATGATCTCCGTCAGCAAGGCCATCGTTGGCGCACAGGCGATGCGTTTGCGCAGCAAGCCAAGCAAAACGGCGTGATTGATGCTGGGAAAATAACTCTCGACGTCCATCTTCAACACATACACGCCGGTCGGCCACCGCCGCGCCGCTTGGCGCAGGAAATGAGTCAGGCGATTCGCCCCGGCGTGCGTGCCTTTGCCGACCCGGCACGCATAGCTATCCCGAATGAAACGCGCCTCCCAGATCGGCTCAATGACGCTGCACAGCGCGTGATGCGCCACCCGATCACGGAAGGGCAGCGCCGCGATCTGCCGCGCCTTTGGCTCGTAGACCATGAACACGTTGTAGCGCCCCGTGCGATACGTGCCCTGGCGTAATGCGGCCTGCAACGCCAGCAACTCCTCTTCCAGATTTGCACCGAAGCACAGCGCATCGGCTGCATAGCGCTTCCCACGCCGCGCCATGAGATAGGCCGTGTGGAGGTTGCCGAAATCTACGATCCGCTCAAACAGATGTGTGTAGGTCTTCGCCATTGTAGTCCCGTTGCGGCACGGTCGGACGGTCGTCACGCTACTGGCCCAACCGCGCCGCCAGTCCCCCGGTGTTCGGGGTTTCATGTATTCGCCTGCGCCCAACTGGCCCAGGCAGGATGGTGGCCCCAAGGCGACAGGGCGCAGTTCGGTAGCCCGTAAGCGTCCAAAGTCTGGCAGTGTCGCTTGCCGAGACGGAAGCCGATGTTGTTGTTCGCGTTCGCCGGGACGTTGTTCAGGTTCAGAGCGAACACCCCCGCGTTCGACCCATTATTCCAGTTTCCTCCACGGAGCGCCGCTACGGCCGCCACCCTATCGCGCACTCGACGCCTGGCTCTTGATCCAACCGCCGAGCAAACGACCGATCTCATTGCTGCGCTCGGCCAGCGCGCCATACTGCTTCACGCTGATCATGCGCAGATCCTTCGCCAGCCGGATCAACAAGCGCAGCTTCTCGAGCTCGATATCCACCTGCGCCAGGACAGGCAGCCTGTTTCCGCGCTGCTTGTTCGCCTGCACGATCAGCCTGGCAATGTCCAGCAGGCAATTCTGAATCTGCTGCCCTAACACGAAACGCTGCGCTCGTGGAAACGCATTCACGATTGGAAACGCATACAAAATCAGATCGTAATGCTTCTGGTAAATCGTGAGCTCTTCCATGTTTTTGGCCGGTTAAGCAGAGCGCCAGATTCCAGATCTCAGAGCTACACCGCCTTGCCGAGACGGAAGCCGATGTTGCTGCCCACGCTCGCCGGGACGTTGTTCAGGTTCAGAACGAACACCCCCGCGCTCGACCCATCGTTCCAGTACCCACCACGGAGCGCCGTGCGAATCGCGTTCGGCGCCGGCTTGCCCGCATCTGCGCCTTCATCCAGCGTGCGCATGTGCAGGCCCAGCGTCCACTCCCACATGTTGCCGTTGAGATCGGCGGGCGCCAGGGGATCATGCAGCAGGTTCCACGTGTTCGGTCCCGTGCCAGTTAGATTGGCGTACCAGCTGTTGTTGCGGGCATAACATGCCAAGTCGAGCTGCGCCGTCTCGGTCGTGTAGGTCACATCTGCCGGCGGGTTGGTATTGCGATTGTTGCCGTGGGGCAACAGGCTCATCCTGTGCGAGAGCATGGCCATACTGGCCCACTCGAAGGCCGTCAGCAGGTGAACGCCAGGGCCGTAAACCGCGCACGCGTTGGACGCCGCGACGCGCGCGTTCCAGTACGAAATGTAACGCCACGGCGGTTTGGCGTAGACAGAGCGCGCCGCCACGGTGCCCGGAGCGGCGTTGTCCGCCACGTCCGGTTTATCACCGTTCGTGCCGTTGAACGCATTCGGCTGGCTGGCCAACCAGCGGGAGCAGAAAAAACCGCCAAACGTCACCCCGGCCACGTCGGGATGCGTGAGCTGCGGCACCCAGTACCAGGTTGGCTGGCTCTCCCCGGCGCGCAATAATGCCCGCATTGCACCAACAGTTAGCGGCATCTCACACCGTGATCGCCAAATCAAGCGGAAAGCTCAAGGCCGTGGCACCCGCAATCGCCGCAGTCGCCGCAGCCCGTTGCTCCAGGAAAGCCGCGATGCTCACTGCCGTGAAACGGTTGTCAAGCAATCCGACCGTTTCCAAAAACTTAGCAATCTTGAGCGCCGCGGTCGCTTGCTGCCAGATGGCCGTGAACTGGGCCGCCGACATTACCACATCGCCAGCATAGCCAGGAATTGGCTTGCTCGCATAGAACGCCTCGAGTGATGCGATCACGTTGCCGCTACCATCAGTGGCAGCCCGAATCCCGTAGACGCGAATGGTTGCAGTTGCCATGCTTGCTCCTAGTCCTGCAAGATCCGTAGGCGGATCGAGAACACTTCCGCACTCACCGGCGTGTAGGCATTGCGCACAACAAGCACACCGAGCAAGGCCGTCAACGCCGCGCCACACTTGAACGTCAGAGGGTTCGCCAAGGTCGCCAAAGCCACCGCATTGCCCCCCGCGGCGGCCGTTGCGTCACCCACGAACCAGGTCGAAAACTGGATGATGCCGACCAGGGTCAGCAATTCGGCATCAGTCGGCGTGAACACAGCATTATCGTTGTCCGGCGTCACCGTGGTGTCGAATAGCCACAGCTCTAGCGTGGCTTTAGTTGTCTGATTCGTGTCATCCACGCATTGTGCGCCGATGATCACGCCACCGCCCGCGTTCACCCGCGCGCAGCCGGGGAAGGTAATGACCACGGGCGCACTGGTCGAGTTGCTGATCACGTCGCCGGCCGCATACTGCGTCGTATCCGCCGGTCGCGTCACGGTGCCCGTGACCGTAACCGAGTGCCCGCCCACCGCGCCAACGTGATTCTCGCCCGCCGCAATCGTGCCGATGTCCACGCGGTTGGTTGTGCCGGGCGTCGTCTGATCGATGCCAACCTTGCCAACTACGGCCGCGCCGGCCGCCAGCGCGGGCAGCGTACCAACATCAACCCGATTGGTTGTGCCGGGCGTGGTCTGGTCGATGCCGACCTTGCCGATAATCGCGCTACCGGCCGCCAACACGATCCCTGTCAGCAAATCCTTCAGCCGTGCCAGCACGCTGTTGGCGGTTGGACTGGCCTGCACCTCGCCAACGCGCGTCACCAGGCCAGCCAGATTCCCGCCCGTCTCCTGGGCCGCGTTGGTCGGCAGCGGTAGCGCGTCGCCGCTGTCAATGTGCACCACTGGTCGCGCCTTTCCTCCCGCCCCCGCCGCCAGCTCCAGATCCACATCGGTCCCGGCCACCGGATCCTTGATCTGTAGCGAATCATTGACCGCCATCTCATCCCCCCTTCAACTTCCAGTGTCCACCGCCAAACTCACTTCCGATAATAGCAGTACCGGGAAGCTAAATCTACCGCGATCCGCTTCCAATCGTTACCCCTAGCTGTTCGGCGATCGCTGCCATCCGCCCGGCCGTCGCCCGCGTCTCCCGCGTCTCGCCACCCTGCGCGGCGGCCGACCCCCCCCCGTAGGCCGACAGGTCGGGCAACAGCGTCATCAGCAGCGCTGCCACCTGCTGATCCGACCACCCCAATGCCCGCAGCTTCAGCCCCGCGTTGGCTGCCTGCTCCACGGCTGCGGCCGTCACCACATCCTGATTGCCCCAGCTCACCCGATACTTCAGCCCGGCCGGCAGAATCCCCTTCAGCAGCCATTGGCGTTCCAACAACGGCTTCACGATCTCCGTCTCCGGCCATGCCCGCAGGCCCATCAATGCCCGCTGGTACTGCTCGTCCTGCTTCTCCAACACGTCCCGGTTGAGATCCTGCCCGTAGCCCAATAAACTCATTGCCACCGGGCTCGCCAGCCACCAGGTGCGAATGTGGTGCATCACGTCCGCCACCTCGCCGAGCTGCGCGTCCCCCTGGACCGCCTGCACGTCCACCGTGCCGAAATAGTCCGCGATGGCCGCCAATGGATTGTCCAGCGAGTCCTTGTTCAGTACCTTGTATGTCTCGATCACCGTCCGATCCGTCCCGGGCGGGAACTTGTGCACGTACTTCAACCCGGCCCGCGTTTTGCGGCGCACTGCCAGGTCCGTTTCCCCCTCGGTCATCCGCTTGTACGGCTTCTGCGCACTTGAGAAAAGCGGATTGCCATACCGCGATCCCTCGTCGTGCGCCCAGCGCGCATGGATGATCTGCCACTCGGCGAACCAGACCGCATCGGTCGGTGGTGTCTGCGCCCACTCGTCCCCCTGCCAGAAGGCCCGTCGTGGGTCATCGAACCGGTCATAGATATTCGTGGCCCGCCGCAGCTCCAGCGTGGGCTTGCGGCTGACCTCTACCACGTCCAGGTTCGCATCGACCCCCAGCTCCAGGAAGGTGTCGCCGTCCCGCAGCGCCAGCCGAATCCAATCGTCGAGGCGCTGGGAGATGTCGAGCCGCTCGGCCAGTTGCTCGGCGATCTCCACCGCCCGCTGATCACCCTGCTCGACCTCGACCGTGAACCCCGCCCGCACGATGTCACGCGCCAGCGTCTGGATCACCCCGCGCGCCCGCGTGTCGCTGCGATACATCTCCCGACACGCCGTCACCATCGAGCGCCGATCGCTGGCCGCCCGCCACTCGGCTGCCAGCGACAACGGCGAGGCCGCTGAAACTGGCAGCTCGTCGCTCGTCGTCTGCCGCGGCGTCAGCGCACTACGCCGGAATACCGCCGCCACCCGATCCAGCAACCCCATCCGCTTTCATCCCTCGAAGATCTGCTGCAACATCCCCTCGATCACCGGCAGGTTCGCCTGGATCGTCGGCATGATCACGGCATATTTCTTCCCGTGTGCCAGCTCCAGGTATACCCCATAATCGACCGTATGCCCATGGCTCAGCCAGATCGTCACCGCATCCTCGGCCGCCTCGACCACCGAAAACAGCCCCGACCTGGCATTACCGGTCCGATCCTCCCACGGTGCATCGGCCCGCATCTCCGCCTGCACCTTCTGCGCCATGTAATCCGCCACCGCGCGCACCGCCACCATGACCCGCTGGCCGTAGGCCACGATGTTCGGTATCAGCTCCGCCTCCGGCGGCTTCACCCACCTGAACCCTGTCGCCATGTCACCTTACCCGGCACGAGGCGGACACACACGGAGTTGCACCGCGTTGCGGTCTCAAAGGAGGAAACACCCCGCTTGCCCATTTCGGCTGCCCGCCCGTTTCGCGCCTGGCCCCACAGGCGCCTGCAGGTCATCATTGGCACCCCTACTGCACCAGCTCCGCCTCCGCCACCGTGCTGGCCCGCCGGTTGGGCCGCACTAATACCACCCGGTACAACACCCCAGCCCCGTCATTGAACCGATCCTCCGGCTGGATATTCAGCGCTGGCGGCCCGGCCACCAGCACCCGGCCGCGGCCCTCCTCGGTCCACTGCCCCTGCGCCTGCTGCCCGCTGGCGCCCTGCCGAGCGATCCGGACCGTCTGCGCCGCCAGCGTGGAGGTGCCGCGCCGGATCACGATGCTCAGGGGATTATCCCCCCGTACCGCCGCCAGATCCGCCGTCATCGCCGTCCAATCCGCCGCACTCAACATCCCCATCCCTCCTGCAATTCACTTCCCATAATGCGTCTACTGGGAAGCGTATGCTGCTTAGCGCCCGCCAAGCACCATGATATTAGCGATCAGGGTCGCCACCTGCGCTACCAGCAACAGTCCCAGCAGCCATAACCCCCACCGCGACTGAGTCAGTTCCGCCATCTTCGCCTCCAGTTCAAGGAGCCGCCCATCCGAGATATCCAGTCGTTTTGTGACCTTCGCGAACTCCGCCATCAGCTCACCGCGCAACTGTTCCATTCCCGCTGCTGCATCGCACATCCTCTGCTCCAGTGCCCGCACCAGGGCAGGGGATAGCGAACCCCCGCTCACAACCTGCACGCCAAGCCCCGATCCAGGATATAGCCGTTCCAGCGTCCTCCTGGACCGGTCGACCGCCTCCGTCAACGGCATCCCACTGGCTACCAGCCGATACAACAACTCCGCCAACCGCACGGCCGCCCGATCATCGACCGGCGCGGAGTGGGCCACAACGGGAATAGACAGGTCATTGTACAGCTCAACAGCCATCGGGACCGAGTTGCACGCGTTGAGCACCACGAATTGCAGCCGCCGCTGCTTACGCAACATCTGCGCCAACTCGCCTGCCTCCAGTGCCCCGTCGCAGAGCTGCAACACCAGCCGGTCGCCGTGTTGTGCGAAATGCACCACATCGACCTGATCGCTGTCGAGCGCCAGCTCCAACTTCTGTCGGTCCACCGGCCCGTCGAGCAGCCGGATCGTCATCCCTCCCGACAGCCCGGCCACCCGCGCCAACTCCTGGCCCCCGCTCAACCCCGGCTGATCCGCTGGCGTCACCATCAAGATATCCATCGGCACCACCCTGTCACCCACGCACCCCGAACACCCCGACCGCCGCCCCCACTGCCGCCAGGTACTGAGCATCCAACCGCTGCG